AATTGGAAAAAAGAATCATTACCCATCCAAAATGCTATACCACTTACATCAACTGCTGCATTTATTCCTACAGCGCCACAATTAGAACCAAGTTGTTTAAAACCAAAAGTAAAAGGAGGACCAATAAATTGCATTTGATACAAAGCTGTATCTGTGTAAATAAGAATTGCACCTCTTGATCTTACAGCGGCATTAATTTGATTACCGTCTGTTAATCTTTGTGACCCTGCAGTATTTGTTGCGGTAGGTGTCCAATCAGTTGTTGATTCTTGATCTGACCAACGTATAAACATATTATCTTGTGTTGATGTTGTACCTATTGTTGTCTCTGTACCAAAACATATTACATGACGATCATCACCGGATACTAACATAAATCGTGATTTGGTTGGCGAACCAGAAACATTTGTTCGTGATGCTAAGTTGCTTGATAAACCTCCTGATGTATCCCAATAATATAAACTGCTATCAAATTTTTGTGTTAAAACATCTTCACCCCAATTATCTAGTGACCATTTTGCTGATTGTAAAAGAACACCTTCAGCACCTGTTAACCCTTGACGAGTTGTATCCCATGTGCTTGAGCTCCATGTACCTGCACCCCATCCATACCCATATATAGATGTTGGTTGACCTGTATTAATTTGATAAGTTGCATTTGCTGTAGCACCAGTTGCGTCTGAAGTAGCTGCTCCTCCTGCAACTATTGTGTATGTACTAGAACTAGGTACTGTTTGAATTTCAAATTCACCCTGTAAATTAGCAGCAGATATACCTCCCACTGCACCACTTACACTGGCAATAGTAACAAAATCACCTATTAAAGCACCATGGTCTGCGTCCGTAACAATAACGGTTGTTGAAGTATTAGTTGTTTCAAATTGTGTTATATTTCCTGTGCCTGTAGCACGTGTTGGTGTGATATCGGCATATGTATTATCTGAATAAGCATACACTTTTTTATTAGTGCCATACACAGCATAGTTAACACCTTTTAAATCTGAATATGTAAGAATTGCACGTGTTGAGCCAAGTAAAGCGTCACTTGTTACTTTTGTCCAACCACCTATTTTTTCTGGTTGTCCATAACGAAAACGAATGTTATCTGCATCTACCCATCTACCTTCCGCACCATACTCGGTATTTTGTTTATCTATACCTGGGGCAATTTGTATTTTAGTTAGTGGCATAGAATGGTATCCAGTAATCTGTTCCATTTACATTAACACGAACATGCCCTGTTAATGATCCCACACTTGTATCCGTTGTGATACTAGATGATTGATCAGAATTACTTGTACCATCAAACTTAATAAACTCTTGATCTGTATCGTCTTGGTCTAAAGATAAACAAGCAATAGCACCAGAAGAATTTGATTGATTTATTTCTACCATTGCGTCTGATGGATCTTGACAACCAAAACCAACTTTATCAGCTGAGCCGTCAATAAAAAAAGCATCATCTAATCCATTTGTTTCACATCTAAAATCTAAAGAAGCAGAACTATCATTCCATGTAAATCCTCCTCCATCTAAATCAACAGCACCAGATATTTTTGCTGCACCTGTTACATCTAAAGGAACGGAAGGACTGGCATTAAATATACCTACACGATCGTTTCCAGCATCAACAAAAATTGCATTGGCGTTACCATTTGATTCTATTCTAAAATCTACATCTGCTGAAGATTCATTAAATGTAAAACTACCACCATCTAGTGATACATTTCCAGCTACTGTTAATGTTCCGTTCGCTGTAATATTACCCGCATCATTTAATACATCGAACATAGTAGATCCGTCTGAGTATAAAATATGTTTTGATCCTGATACAAGGTTAGTTGCAGTTCCACCAGCAGGTTTAAAACCTAAGGTGTATGTACTCATACTTGTCGCATTGTCTACAATGTACCATGTTTCTACAGCTTCAGATTGTATAGTTGTGTTACCAGATAACGTTCCTGTTAGCTTAATTATGGCATTACTTTGTTCGTCTGTTGTAGAGCCATCCGTTGCTGTTAAAGAATCTGTTGTGCTTGCAATAGCCACAGATACATATCCTTTAGTAGCTGATTCTAATTTTTGTAAATTGTTATTTGTTTTAGTACCCCACGAACCTGAATTTTCTCCCGTTGCTTGAAGTTCTAAATTTAAACTGCTTGTATATGTTGATGCCATTTATCCTCCTTAACCTACGTCATCTATTAAAGCTGCTACAATGCAATTTGCTGTTGCATCGCCTGCATCACCTATGTCAGATGATATAGCATGTATGTTTCCAACTGTCACTTGTGGTAATCTTGCAAACCATGATTCACTAGGGCCTATAAATATTCCATCTGCCAAATCATTTGCTGCAGTACCACCATCAATTGATATTACAATTCCATCTGCAGAGCTTGTATTCTTAATAAATAAAAATTTTACTTTATCACTTGTACTAACTGCTGTCATATCTGTGTCTTGATCAACAGCTGTGTAATCAATAAAACGACCAGCAATTAAATCAGCACTTGTTGTAGTTACTGCTGTAAGTTTATAATACCATTTATCGTTAGCATCGTCAGGCGTTACTGTCATAGATCCTGATATACTTTTTGATATTTCATCAGGTAAAACTGTAACGGTTATTGAAACACTTGCATCATCAGCCATAATATCTCCTAATCAGTTGAGCCCGGTTCTACATTTTTCCATGTGGATGTTTCACTATCATCAGTTTCACTCCATATAAAAAATTCAAGATCCCCAGCACTAAATGAAATTAAATTTTGAAATGATTCACCAAATGCTGTTTCATCACCAACACTTACTGTAACACCTAAATCTGTTTCTTCAATAGTAACATTTGCAGAAGCACTTACTGTCTCAGTTCCAATAGTAAAAGCTAACCCACTTTGAGTTACCCCAAAAGAATTATTGTGTATAGCATCTAAACGTGCGTCTTGAAAAGGTTGTTCTGCAAAAGTCGTATGTCCTAATAACACAATATCTCCAAATTTAATTAATTTTAAAAAATGCAGGTAAGTCAAGGAAAGTTCTTCCATTGTACTTATTCTGTTCTGCGAATTGCAAGAAATCGCAATTGCGGTATATTAACATATCTCCAAAATTTAGCAACACTTTTACCTTTTTAAAAAGCCCAGGATATAAATGAGTATCTAATTCCTTTTGTCACTTCTTTTACTTCATGGGGATACATAAAACAAGAAGGAAAAATAATCATATCCCCTTGTTTAAGCTTAAATTGCTTGTCTCTTACTAAAAATTCTCCACCCTCATAATCATTGTTAAGAATTCCTAGCATAGATAATACAGGTATACCTTTACGTTGACCATCAAATATAGAATGAATATGGTCATAATGTTTTCTCATTACAGTTCCAGGTTCGTATCTATTAAATCTACATGGGCTAAAAGTTTTTATAAATTGGCTTAATTTAGCTTCTTTTAAAGCAAATTTTTCATTGTATTGTCTCCCTGCTTCTATAATACAAGGGTTTAAGATTTGTTGTAAAGTTTCAGATGTTGGTTGAACATCTAATTCTTTTGTTTCTTCTGATTTTTTAGTGTCATTAATATTACTATACCATGTATGTTTTTGCCATTCTTTGTTTTTTATAACTGATAATATATCGTCACATATTTGTTTAGATACAACATTTGTTGTGTAAACATAATCAAGTATTTCCATTAGATAACTCCTTTAAATTTAAGTATGTTAATTTATCAGTGCTACCAATCACAGCATCTGTAAATGTATTAAATGATAAACTGTACCTAATTTCGTCAGACTTGTTTTCTGGAACAGAATGCCTTGTAGTAGAAGGAAATAAAACTAGTTCTGATTTATTCATTTTAACTGAATACATTCCATTATTATAATTATTATATTTATCACTATCTAATTTTATTCCTCCAAAATCATGTTTATGAAATTGAATAGGTGCTGAATCATTAATACTAAAATAAAACACACCACTTACAATACTATTAGGATGCACATGTTCATGGTGTTTGCTTCCTTTAGGATTTTTATTTGTCCACGATATAGTTGGAATTAATATATCGCTTGATAACAATATTGTTTTTGTATAAATATTTAGTTGACTTAATATAAATTCTTTTAACTTTTTTAATTCTTTTGATTGTAATAAAAAAGTATTAACAGATTTAAAATTACCATTACTGCCATTTGGCACGTAACTAATATTTTTTATAAAATCTTGTTCTTTAGTTAGATCTTTTTCATATTTTGATATGTGCACAGGCACAGGGAAAATTGGTATTATTTCTTCATTCATTATTTCTCCAAAAATTTAAATTTTTGTATTTATCTATCACACTTTTAGGTAAAGGGCTATGTATAATTTTCTGTAATCCATTTTCTTTTATTTTATGCAAATTTTCACCAACTTCAGTATCATCATACATTTGACCTTCTATTTTAAATTGGTCAAATTTATCAAAGCTATGTTTAAAATATGGAATATCTAAAAATTTATAAATGTTAGTTATTGTTTTTTCTGGATCATTAATTAAATCATCATATTCAACAACATGTGCCATGTGTTTATTTTCTTCTATTTGTGTTAAATGATGAATGCTAATTAGTTCTCCTATTATTAATCCTTTTTTATCCATTAACATATCACATTTTTCTTCATCTGTTTTGGCCCAACTTTTATTTACTAATGAATTTTTATTTTCTTTACCGTGCTTTAAAAAAGATTGAAGAACTTCATAAACATCTCGAACTAAAACAATAAACTTTAATTTTTGATTATGATATTTTTTTAAAAATTTTAAATTATTGGGAAAACCCCAAGGGCCTCTATCTAAAATGTAATTTTGTTTCCAATTAGAATAATAATTTGGTAGTATGTTATAACACACATCATCAAAAGGTTTTTGATAAGGAAAATTTTTAAAGACATCTCCTCTTTGTAATTTCTCTATTTCTTTACACATTTCATTTGTAACGCCGTTTGCAGTAACAACAAAATTTGTATTCTGATTTATTATAGAACCTAATAATGTGTTTCCTGCTCGTGGTAATCCTACAAGAAAATTTATTTGTTTAATTACAGACCCCCATGTCCATTACAACCAGAAGAATGATTTCTACCACTATCAGCCATATCTCCAAAGTCTGCCGCATTACCCGTTGTGGCAATAGTCACATAATCCATTACTCTATTGTCTCCACCTCCACTATACCAACCACATCGTATAGTATTTCCTGCTCCTGCTTGGTCAGCACGAGCAACTGTTAAATCGCCAAAGTCTGCTGCGTCACCTGTTGAAGCAATAGTTACATATTGAATAACATTTTGCACTGCATCACCAGGTCCATATCCCCCAGCAAATACTGCTCTAGTTAAACTACTATCCCCTTGTGCATTACTTTGAACTTGAGTTAAATCGCCAAAATCAGTAGCATCACCTGTACTAGCTATTGTAAAATAATCTATACTATTTAATTCAGTAGGTCCTGTAGCTCCTCCTGCAAAAATTGCTCTAGTTGTACTAGACGCCGCTCCACATTGACCTCTACTTGCAGACGTATCTCCAAAATCTGCCGCATTACCTATACTTGCCCAAGTTATAAAATCAACTGTTACACCAGCAGGTGCAGTTGCATCGTGTCTCAAACATCTAGTTGAATTTCCTGTTCCACGAGAATGAGGGTTTGATGTTGATAATGTTCCCCAATCTGCAGTGTTACCTTTTGATTGAAAATAAACAGTTTCAATAGTATTTGATGTACTACCTGGAACATCATATCCACCCAGCATTGCAGCTTTTATAGCATTAGAACCCACACCACATAATCTTTTTATGCTTGCTGTAGTATCTCCAAAATTAACAGAATTACCTAAAGTCATCATGTTATGATATTCTATTGTTTGGTGTCTACTATCACCAGGTCCGTGTATAACCATGTTGCCTGCTTGATAATCTGGTATAGTGTAATACTTGGTAAATCCATGAGCAAGATAATCATGTAAATGTCCTGCTGCTTGTCCTGCAGCATCAGGATATTGTCTTGCAACAGTTAAGTCACCAAAATCTGAACAAGAACCTGTGCTAGCAAATGTTGTTTTATCAATAGTTGTTCTAACAGTATTTGAACCACTTATTCTTGTATGACCTCCCATAAAGACAGCATTGACGCCATCTCCTACACCTGCATTACCACTTCGTGTTGATGTTAAATCTCCAAAATCTGTTCCATTTGCTCGTGTAGAAATCATAAAAGTATCTATTGTACCAAGAGAATTTGATGGATGTACATTACCTCCTGCGGCTAACCCTCTTGTCCCAGAAGACGCACCACCACAATATGTTTTTACTGCTGTTAAATCTCCAAAACTTGCTACTACTCCTTGGTGCGTAAGAGAAAAATCTAACATGTCATTAGTTCCAGGGTCAGAACCACTAAAAGTTCCTGTTATGACTGCTCTAGTATTACTTGATGAACCTGAATGGTTCCTTGTTCCTGCTGTTGATAAATCACTCCATTCCTCTGCATTACCTTTACTTGAAAACATAAAACTTGAAATATCTGGTGTTTCTGTTCCAATACCACTAAAACCTCTTACATGACTACTCCAATTTCCACCATTGCCTACACTGTTTCTATCATCTCCAAAATCAACTGCATTACCTGTTGTAGACATGGTAATAAAATCTATGACATTTCCTGAATTAGTAGTAGCAATTGTCCAGTCATTGTTAGTCACAGCTTCAGCAGTGGTTCTTGTTAAGTCTCCAAAATCACTTGCTGTGCCCCCACTTTTTGTTTGAATAAAATCAATTACATTTGTATTACCAGGTGAGCCTTGTCCTCCTAACATTAATGCTCTATCGCCAAGACCAAAATTAGTATCTACTAATGCTCCACTTCCATTAACTGCATATTCTGATCGACCTCTAGAAGCAGGCCAATAACTATGTTCCATAGACCTTCTAGCAATGTCATTTCTAGTTAAATGCCAAATACCCATTATCTATCAAACCCTTCTGTTAAACCACCATGGCCATCTGATGTTGCCCTAACTCCACCTCTTCCTGAAGTTAAGTCTCCAAAATCTGTTGAATCTCCTGCAGATGCTATTGTAACAAAATTAATTGTATTATTTGGGCTACCATAACCTAAAGTTGAAACACCTCTTATACTATTAGATGTTGCAGCAAGACTATAACCCGCAGCAGACATGTCTCCAAAATCAGTGGCATTACCTGATGAACTTATAGTTACAAATTGCATAACATCACTAGAGGCATCTTGTTTACCACCAAAGAATACTCCTCTTGTAGAATTAGAACATCCCGCAAAATAGTTATTATCTGCAAGTAAATCTCCATAATCTACAGCATTGCCAGTTGATGCTATAATAATTAAATCCATTGTATCTTGATTATCATTTGTTGCTATAATTCCACCTGCGTGAATACCTCTAACTGCATTATTAACTGAACCACCTTGTCCTCTTGCTTGTGTTAAATCTCCAAAATCAACTGCGTTACCTAATGAAGCCATAGCCCAATAATCAATAACATTTTGATAACCTATACTATCATCACCACCACCTGCAGCTATAGCTCTAGTGCGATTTGATATTCCACTTGGGCTACCTCTATTAACAGTTAAGTCTCCAAAATCTGCTCCATTACCTGCTGTATCAATAGTTACAAATTCAATAACATTTGATTCACTAGGGTAACCATCAAGACCTCCAAAAAATATACCACGAGTGCCATTTGATGCACTTGCAACACCATATTTTGTGCTTGTTAAATCACCGAAATCTGAAGCATTACCTGTACTAGCAATTTCTATAAAATCTATAATATTAGATTCACCTGGGTTTCTTCCTCCTGCAAACAATCCACGAGAACCTACATCAGGCCAAAAACCACCTATTTTATAATTAGCTATTTCTGGAAGTTTCCATAAACCTCCTGCATTATCTATGCGTGGATATTGTGGCATTTATCTTAACCTATTTTTTTAGACCAAATAATACCAGCATGATAAGCTTGACGAAAATCAATATTTGCATTGACATTATCTGGGTCTCGCTCTTTCCAGTCAGATGTATACGTATCTAAATATGATTTAATTGCTGCTTCGTTAGCTAATTCACCAAGACTTGTCTCAGATGAACCATCTACTGTCGCTCCAATAAAATCAAAATCTTGTGGTGATGCATTACTATTTGCTTTAGGGAAATATCCTCCATCAGCAATATAAGTAGGAATCGTACCATCAGCATTTAGATTATACTTAATTATTTTGTTAGCCATTTGTTTTATCCTCCAATTGCGCAAGTGATTTTGTATCTTTCAATGTAAAGCCTCTTCGTTCTGCAAATTTAACTGAATCGCCTTTAAATCTTTTAGCACAATGTTCTAACCATTGCATTGTCATTTCATGACTAGGGGTTTCTCCTCTAGAAATCATGTCATTTTCTTTTTGAAGATAACCATAAATTTCTTGTTGTGCCACGGCAGAATTAATACCCATGTCAAACAAATATATTAGATTACCTTCATCTATAATACCGCCCCTTGCTCTAGCGGCATTTAAAGCCTGTTTCATACAAGTCATAATATGATATAATTCTTCTTCATCTTCATACTCTTCTTCAGTAATTGTTTCTTTACCTAATTTATTAAGAATACTTTTGTACTGTGTAGCAAAATAAGACAACTTACGAATTGCACCTTGCATAGAACTATTAGTATTTTTTATTTGTATTTGTAAATGTATTATTTCTGTTTCCAACATTTCCCTTTTTAATGCATCTGGTTCATTATTTAGCTCTTCTTCTTTTTGCCTCATTTCAATATCTTTTTTACGAAGATTAATGTGAGCTTCTTCTAATGCTTGTTTTGTTTTATCAATTTCTGCAAGTGTGTGTTTGACACTACGAATAGGGCTAATTGCTGTAACATCTAACATTGTTCCCATAAATTGAGAATGCGATTTATAAAAGTTAGCACTTGATTGTGAAATCGCAGGCATAGCTGACTCTATGTGAGTTAACATACCTTTATATTGTTTTGGTAAACTTGGTAGATTACTTATTTTTTCTGTTAAAGTTAATGAATTAGATTGTCCATTTTGTAGTTTTTTATCAGTCATAAATTTCCTTTTTTATTCTTATATACTCTATAGACCGCCATGTCCATTGCTAGCTTGAGCTAAGTTTTGTTTTCCAGCCACTAAATCTCCATGATCTACTGCGTTACCAGTTGAAGCTATTGTTACAGAATCTATAACGTTAGAAGTTGCAGGACTGGCAGGATGTGCGTATCCACCTGCAAACAAACCTCTTGTTTTATTTGATAAAGAACCTGTACTACCTTGTCTAGATGCTGTTAAATCTCCAAAATCTGCGGCGTCTCCCGTAGATGATATTGTTATATAATCTATAACATTACCAACAGGATAAGAACCTCCAAACAATCCTCTTGTAGCAGAACCACTTCCACCTAAACCAGACCTAGCCACTGTTAAGTCACCAAAATCTGTTGTATTTCCAGTTGAGGCTATTGTTATATATTGCATAACATTTACATCACTACCTGTATTACCACCACCAAAAACACCTCTTGATGATGATGCTGTAGATCCCATTTGTGTTGTTGCTGATGCTAAATCACCAAAGTCTGCGGCATCACCAAATGAGGCTATTGTATAATAATCTATTGTATTTACTTTTGTTGGTGTATGTCCACCTCCATGCACGCCTCTTATATTATTAGATAAGCCTGCACCTCTTCTTCTAGCTTGAGTTGAGTCTCCAAAATCTGAAGCGTTACCTTTTGATTGAAAAAATATTGTGTCTGTTGTAACAGCCATTGAACCTGCTGTATGACCAGATGCACGGACTCCCCTTACAACATCTGAAAATCCTCCTGCTTGGTCAGAAGTTCCTGTTAGATCACCAAAATCTATGGCATTGCCTGAATTTGATAAAGAAAATTGTTCTACTGTATTTACTGAAGTTGGAGTAGCTCCTCCCATAACAAGACCTATATCCCCTACAGGATCTATGTCTAATCTAGGAGTTGGATTATGAAGTGAAAGACCACCATGAGCTTCACTACCTCCTGCTGCACCTCCTCTTGCTGTAGCGCAATCGCCAAAATCAGTAGCATCCCCAGTTGTCGCAATAGTTACAAATTCTATTTGATTTTTTGAAGCACCACCAGCTGTAAATAAAGCTCTTACACCATTATTCATACCACTACCAAGAGCAGATGTTATTAAATCTCCAAAATCTGCTGCATCTCCACTAGATCCCATTTCAATTTTTTCTATTGTAACAGTAGCACTTGGATTTTCTCCACCACCAAATATTCCTCGTGTATTACTTGAATTACCACCCATGTATGCTTTAGTTTCAGACGCATCTCCAAAATCTACAGCATTACCAGTTGTAGAAAATTCAATAAAATCTATGACATCACTTTGAGTTGGCGCTGTTGCACCACAAGCAGAATATCCTCTAAGAGGTGAAGCAAAAGTTGCAGCGTCTGCTCTTGAAACAGTTAAATCACCAAAATCTGAAGCGTTACCTAAAGTAGACATTGCTACAAAGTCTATAACATTACTAGCACTAAAAGCTGGAAAACTTCCTGTGTTTCCACCACTAAATACACCTCTTGTATCATTAGAAAAACCATCAGTATCTCTTCGTGCAACACTTAGGTCGCCAAAATCTGCAACATTTCCTTTATGAGAAAAATGAATATACTCTATGACATTTAAATTACTAGAGCTATAGCCTCCTGCAAATATACCTCTAGTGCCATTAGAAACACAAGCAGCGGCTTGTTTAGCTGCTGACAGATCACCGAAATCGGCTCCATTTCCTGTCGTTGTTACAGTAACAAATTCTATAGCATTTGTATTAGAAGGGGTGTTACCCCCTCCTAAAGTTGCTCTTGCTCCTGCGTTAGGATAATAGTTTTTTTGTACTAATGATCCTATGTTTTGTAATTTCCAAAGGCCAGATGCTACTTTATTATTGGGATGAACCATTTTTATTATGCATCATTTAATGTTTCATATGAACAAACATATTCTAACATGTCAGCCGCTGAAGCTACTACTCGTAATAAATCAGTTTCATCTAAATAAATAGATGTATCTTTTGTTATTACATATACAGTTGAATCAGCAGGAACAGTTACTGTCTTTGCAAGATGATAATAGTTTGAACCATTATCAACACTTACGGAAACAGAAATAGTTGCATCATTGGTTCCATGTATATTAGAGATAGCTAGTGTATTAACTTTAAACGTATGTTCTGCAGTTACATCAATTATGTCATGTGCTGAGTTACTAACTGCACCTGCTATTAATACGCCGTTAATGGTTGCTACATCAATTATATCTGGTGTTGCCATTTATTTTCCTCCTTTTAATTATCCAAAGACAATAGCCATTGCTATAGCTTTACCTACTGTTGCCGCTCCACCAGCAGCATATGTTTTTATATCCGAAGCGGGAATCTGTTTAGTTGTTGTACCGTCAATTACAATTATAGCATCCGCATCCGCTACTGTAATTGATGATGTTGATTTTGCTGAACCATCTAATAAGTTAAGTTCTGCTGCAGTTGATCCAACGTTAGTTCCACCAATATCTAAAGTAGTCATGGATACTTCTCCTGCTACTGTTAGTAGACCATCCGCCACAGTCATTAAATCAGTATCATCAGTATGTCCTATTGTTGTTCCATTAATTAAAACATTATCAATATCTAATGATCCACCACTAATTAATCCTGTTGTTGTAATAGTTGATGAACCAGTATCAATAGTTCCAAATCCAGAAGTTATTGATCCAGCATCTAACGCTCCAGTTGTTACAATACTTGAACTTCCTGCTATAGCACTATAGATAGCAGAAATATTTGTTCCGCCAACAGTAATTGCGTCAGCTTCTAAAGTTCCATCAAAATAAGCATCTTTAAATTCTAAAGAATCAGTACCTAAATCAACAATAGCATTACTAGCTGGTGTTAATGCTCCATCTGTAAGTATCAATTGATTTTCATTACCAGCATAAAAATGAATTGTATCAGCTGTTTCAAAATCTATTTTTGTTTGATCATCTTCTCCAATCTTAAGATCTGTAGCTAAAATTGAAGTAATTGTTGTTTGAGCTGCAGATATTGCAAAATCTATATTATCATTTGTTGTATCATATGTTACTGCAATACCACTTTCTGTATTGCTTGATAGCATGTTAGTTCCAACCGTATCTCTAATAAATGTTGCTAATGCTGTTCCGTCTACGGTAATTGCATCTGCTTCTAATGTTCCATCTATGTCAGCATTTCCGCTAATATCTAAACTAGCACCATCAACTTCTCCAGTAACTGTAATAGAATCTACAAAAGCATCTTTCCATCGTACACTAGTAGAACCTAAATCTACATCACTATCAGATTGTGGACCAAATATATTATCACCAAGATAAACTTGTTCTACGTTTGCTGCATAAAAATGTATTTCATCAGCAGTTTCAAAATCTATTTTTGTTTGATCATCTTCACCAATTTTAATATCAGTTGCAAGTAAAGAAGTTATTGCTGTTTGAGCTGCCGCCATACGAGCAGCCGCCAAAGTTCCAGAACCTATATTCGAAGCATTTGTAGTATCTGTTGTTGCAGAACTTGCTAAAGCAGATCCATTAACTGTAATCGCATCTGCTTCTAATGTGCCATCAATATCTGCATCACCAGAAATATCTAATGTTGCTGCATCTAATTCACCAGTTAAAGTAATATTAGTAGCACCAGTAATAGCACCATCCATTGCAATAGCTCCATTAATGTCTATTGTTGTAGCTGCTATTTGTATTTCTGTATCAGCAACAATATCTAATTGTCCATCAGTAGATGAATTAATATATAATCCAGTATCTCTAAATAATAATTTATTCGTACTGTTTAAAGTTAAACCTGTGCCGTCGGTATGTGTTAAAGTTGTGTCAGAGTCAGCACCAAATTTTAATACGGCTGAATCTGATCCTAAAATAAGATCGTTTGGTAATGTTACATCAGAACTAGCGTCTTCAAATACTACTTTACTTGCTGGTAAAGTACAAAATACATCTTTAGTTCCAGCACTAAAATCAGTTGCTGAATCACTATTAGAGCTTGTGATAACAGTAGTTCTTGCTAATGTGTCAGTAGATGCATCAGTAACTGTTCCTAATCCTACTTCCCATTCATCTGCATCGCGATTAACAATAGCATAATATGTTGTGTTGCCATCAGCAATACCTGCTACAAAAGTTTCAAAACCAGTTACAGCACCACTTAAGTTAAGTGTCCCTGTTCCTGTAGTAGTAGAAGTTTCCTTTACTCTGTCATTAATTACTAATGCCATTTATACTCCTACGCTAATCTTAATATAGCGTTGCTTGCATCTGCAGTTGGGAATTGAATTGTAAACGTTCCGCTTGTAGATGTTTTATCGCCACCAAAGTCTAATACACATACTGCTTTATTTGAGTTTGTGCTATTATAAATTAAAGCTCCACGAGCTGTAATTGTAGCTGATGTAAAAGATATATCAGCAAAATCACATAAAGCTGTTGTTCCACTTGTTGTTGGTGTTACACTTGTAAGCGATCCACCACCAGCAGAATAAGATCCTGAATCAGAAACTTCGTTTGAACTGGAATAAGCAGTAGTTGAGGCATCTAGAGAAGCAGAACTTGTGTACAATGCAATTTTAAAAGTGTCTGCTCCATTAGTAAAATTATGTCCTTCGACAAGAATTTCTTGTTTGAAACTAGTGCAGACAGCTTGTGTTATGGCCATGTTTTATTCTCCTATAGTTTTTGTTTTTTGTGATTGCATAGGTATTTTTAATTCCCCATGCATATACTCATCTCTTCTGTGCCTTCCAGTTTGTTCTATCATTAAATCTTGAATAGCACGTTGATATGATTGTTCATATAATTGCAGCATTTCAGCTGGTCCCTTCAAGAATTTGAAGGCTTCGGCAAGACATCCATAAAGCAATGCTGTTGGAGCATTGTCACCCAACCAAGAGGTTGTGTTAGA